ATCTCTTTGTCAGGGTGGACAGAAGTAGTTCGCCATCTACGAAAGAATGAAAGGTGCCCAGTTTGAACGAGACATCAGTCGGATTCTCTCCCTCTGGTGGACGCACGATGCAAGAGACGACGTGTTCTGGAGAACCTCCCAGTCAGGAGGTCGAGCTACGATTCGAAGCCAGAAAGGCCTCAGAACCTACGGTGCCTACGGCGATATCACTGCGATAGATCCTATCGGGGCACCACTACTGAAGGTCTTCACGATTGAACTGAAACGAGGGAACACGATCGGAACCCCTTTCGCTTGTATTGAGGGGAGCCGACAGAAAGGGATCCCGCCTTGGGGAATGGCGCTGCTTCAGACGATTGACGAATGGAAGAATGCTGGGTCTCGAAGTTGGCTGCTGATTCACAAACGAGATCGGATGGCCACCATGGCGTACACCGATCTCTGGACCAAAGAGACCTTCCATCTGAACCAGCTGCACACCTTCGTCGAGTTTTCATTCCCTCTGATAGGGGAGTGGAAAGGGAAAGAGGTGAAATATCGAGCCCGGTTCATTGGTGTTGAACTGGTAGATTTCTTGACTTTTGTTGATCCTGAAGATGTCGTCCGAATCGCCGATAACAAGGAAAACCAGACCGAATGAAAAAGAAACCGTTCAAGGCACTAGGAAGTCGCGTCACTCGGTTCCAGGGGTTCGAGACGTTCCCGACCCCTCCTGGAGTGACTGAAGTCACCATGGTCAGTGACGAGGTCACCGCCGTCTGTCCAGTCACCGGCCAACCGGACTGGTACACAGTAGAGATCAACTACGCTCCTGACCGGAGATGTTTGGAATCGAAGACACTGAAGCTCTACCTTCAGAGCTTCCGAAACGCAGGCCACTTCTGTGAGAAGCTGGCGTCAATCATCTGTGAAGAACTGTTTGAGGCCCTGAAACCGCACGACATCCGAGTGAGCATCAAGCAGAAGTCACGGGGTGGAGTGTCTATCGTAGCCACGGCCAGGAAGAGCCAATACGGCGAATGAAAACCCGAAAGAAAATTGTCGTTCTGCTGTCAGGTGGTCTGGACAGCACCACTCTCCTCTGGTATGGACTGAATCGTGGGTGGGAGGTGCGCGCCGTCGCTGTCAATTACGGCCAGCGCCATTCAGTCGAGCTCCTGATGGCCACCTACCAAGCCAAGACGGCCGGAGTGCCTCTGTGGGTTGTGGACCTGGCCGGGCTCTCGAAAGGTCTGCCAGGCAGCTCCCAGACGGACCTTTCCGTGCCGGTGCCTGAAGGGCACTACACGGAAGAGACGATGAAGAAGACTGTCGTCCCGAACCGGAACATGATTCTTCTCAGCATCGCTGTCGGTCATGCTATCGGGCACGGGTTTGACGGTGTGGCCTATGCAGCGCACGCCGGCGATCACGCCATCTACCCGGATTGCCGGCCAGAATTCACCCGGCGGTTGGGACGAGCCATTGCGATAGCTGACTGGCGAAAGATCCGTCTCTTCCGACCTTTCGTTTGCAAGACGAAAGCTGACATCGTTCGCATTGGACACGCCTTGGGAGTGGACTATGCCTACACCTGGTCTTGTTACCAGGGCGGAAAAGTGCATTGCGGCAACTGCGGGACCTGTGTGGAACGCCGGGAGGCTTTTCTCCTGGCTGGTGTTCCTGATCCTACCCCCTACGCCGAGACGGCGAAACCCCTCGAGCAGCTACTTAAGAGATCTTAGGTGATGGAGAGATAACAAGGTGTGAAAACACTCCACTCCATCATCGAGACGGTGGGAGTCGAAGCTACCACCGACATCAAACAAACCTCACGTGAAGCCGACCTGGACTGGGAAGTCCTGGAGGCTCCGGTCGTGCTCCCCAACGGAGACACCTTCCCGAGGAAGAAGCTTCTGCTTCGCTCGGACAACGGCGCCCCGTTGGGGATCGTAGGGGAGAACTACACTCCCTCCACGCCACGTCAGTTCCTCGAGCGCCAATACGAATTGGCCGGGGAGCTGGGCGGAAAAGTTGTTCGGGCAGGGTTTCTGCCTCGAAGTTCTCGGGTCTTCTCGGTCATCAGTTTCAAAGAAGACCTCCGTATCAAAAGCCCGGATGCTAAGGTAGGTGATGTGATCCGGGCTTTCGTCTATACCACCGACGGGTGGGACGGGGCCACACCGATTCAGTCTCGTCTCTACCTAGAGCGACTGGTGTGCTTGAACGGGATGACGAGCCAGAAGCTGCACTCCTCTATCTGGGTCTCCCACACTCGGAACGTCTCGCTTCGGTGGGACTATCGGGTGGAAGAGTTCAAGAGGAAGGTGCAGGAAGGCATCACCTTCCTCTCAGACCGACTCAACCGCCTGGCGGAGACGCCCATGACGGTAGATGAGGCTCGAGGCTTCTTCGATGCGTTGCTCCCGGGTGATCATCCGCATCGGAAGAAGGTTCGGGAGAACCTCCTGAACCTCTTCCAGAACGGAATCGGGAATCAGGGCCGGACTCGGTACGACGCCCTGAATGCCATTACCGAATACGAGACCCATCACCTGCGTTTCCGGGTGCCTCCAGCCCAGCTGGAAGAGCACCGGTTCCTTCGGGTCTTGGGAGATAATCCGCTTCGGGAGCGCGCCTACGATGCGCTCCTGAATCAGTCGACGCTGTTCGTGCCTCAGAACAACTGAGGGGTTCGTCTCCGTGCCGGACCGCCTGGGAGTTCTACTCTCAGGCGGTCTTGCTTTTTACGAACTCCGAACTACCTGGATCCATGAGCCGGCCAGAAGTGTGAGGGTCCCTGCGCCTGAGTTATTGGCCCATCGCAAGGTGATGTTTCCCGAGGATGTCAACGCGATCCTCCCGTCGACCAGGTGATACCCACTCGAAGCGGCCGGAGTGTAGTTCGTGAAGGAGGTGAGGTAATTCAATTCGGGACTGGTGAGATTCGCAGTGTGGCGATAGGCGATGAACGGCCCTACCGAAGGTGAAGTTACGTTCCAGTTCATCACCACCGCTGAACTGGCGTCTAGCTGCCACACCAGGTGGAATTGAACAATCACCAGCTCTGAAGAAGGGAGCGCGATTGAAAGATCAGGGTCATCTGCCAACGTGCTCGAGGTTCTCGAAGTGTTGGCGGTCTTGATCTTCGTGGCTTGGACTGCGGTGATGGTCGCGTTCAGCTTGGTGCGAACGCTTGACCCGATTTCGCCATCGCTGATAGGGTTGATCATGAGTCGTTCCAGGTTTCGGTGTCCTGCCACCGAGCTGCTGATTTCCACTGCCCTGCCGCCAGGATCCACGGCAAGGAGACGTCGACTTGCGCCGTCACGTTGTTCAAGATCTCATTCCCCCAGACGTCAAACACTGCCACCCGGCAGTACTGGTTCGGAGAGACGTTGTTTGAATCCACGAGCGTCTCGACGATAGCTGCCTCAGGAACGTTGGCGTACCCAGGCGTCGAAGCAGTGAAATCGTACACTGGGGTGACTAAGTGAGGATCAAAGCCGTTGGTATCAGAGAGCCAGACCTTGACCCGAACCAGATCAGCTGCCGCTGGGTTGTCCCAGGTCAAGGAGAGCAGAATGCTCCCGTCACTGTCTTCTTGGTGAGTGTAGGCCAGGTGCAACGGCGCCGGAGGCGGTGCATTGTAGAGCTTGATAGACCGAGGATTGCCGTTTGGTTCGTACAGATCAGGAACATCGTCACTCAGGATTAACGCATCGACCGTCAGCTTGTGGTGCCGAGTGAGATTCCCATCGGATTGTGCCAGGGCGTAGGTGTAATGGAAATAGAGAGTGGTGACGTCGATGTTGCGCTTCAGAACCGGGAGCGAAGCGCTGTCATCGAAGACCTTGCAGTTGTACCGGGTAACGTTCAGCTGGTCCCACCAGTCCACCCGCCATTCCAGACCATCCCAGGGGATGGTGACTGACATCCCAAACACTACTCCGACATCGATTGAACCTTGTTTCCAAGGCCCTTGGCCGTTGCCCACCGCCGCCACTCGAACGTAGATGGTGCCGGGAGGAACCTCAACCAACACCGCTGTCTTTTCAGTTCGAGCTTTTCGGGTCCAGGTCGTTCCGTCAGTTGAGATCTCGACCAGATAGAAGAAAGCTCCTACTGCCGCCGTCCAGCTGACCTGAATGGTGGTTTCAACGATCTCAACCTGAGACAGGAAGAGCTGGTTGATGACTGGGGCGTCGGCAGTCTCTGGGAAGTTCGGCTTCACCAGAGACGGCGCGGCGCCGTCGAACGTGTAGAGGAGGTCCAGATAAGGGACAGCGGTGATGGCTACCCGCTCTCCGCCTAACGGTTCGATCCCTACCACCTTCGCCTTCAGCTGTAGCTGATTCTGAACCCCGAAGAGGAAAAGCATGGGTTCAGTGGTCCCGCCCGTCAGGAAGTCGATGAAGGTACCCGTCATGACCTCAATCAACGTCGGATCGGAAGTGGCGGTGACCACATAGGGGCCTAACGCTTGAGCCTTCCGACCCCGCAAGAGAATGACATACGGGTTCGACGAGTCAAACCGCAACGGTTCGGACACTTTCAAGAGATAGACGCCAGTCGACACCTCCTCTGCCGCCAAGACATAACCCGTCTGAGACCAAGAAGGCAAATCGTGAGCAATGTAGATGAGATCTCCGTAGCTTGGGATGAACCCTTCCATCCCAGTCTCAAAGGTGATGACTTCTCGCTGATACCGTCGAACGGCGGCCAGGTACATCCCTTCTCGATAAGCCTGATCTCGGTTGGAGATACCGGCGAATCGAACGTCTTCAGGATTGTCTGAGGTGTCCCCAGGGAGAGTGCAAAGGACTTGCTCGGGTAGGTATCCGGTGGCAGGTTCGGTGTACTCAACGGCGATTGAATCGTACTCGTTCGGGTCCCACAGCTTGATCTGCCATTGGAAAGATCCCTTGACGATGTTGTCAGGCGTGAAGAGTGTGACCGGGACACTCAACGGCCCATCGCGTCGCATGGTGATCAGCGAGCCTGAGAGCAACGGAACAGCTCTCCCAACTTTCGCGATCATCGTGGCCGCTTGCCAGACCGTGATGGAGTCTCGGAAGATCCAATCGAAATAGTCGCCTCTAGAGGCGTAGAGAGCATCGAGTCCTTCTAGCGTGTCCCAGTCGAAGAAGTTGTCCGAAGGAACTTTTCCTCCGTAAGCTGACTTGAAGAGATCTACGAACGCCCAGATGATAGACCGGGTCGCTATAGGTGACGACCAGGTCCCGTCTGAGTTTCGGATAGGAAGCTTTCGAGTGGCGATGACATTGAATCGGTCTCGGGTCCGGTCATTGAGGTTCGAGGTGGCTCGAACGCGCATTGCCACCAGCGTCACGTTCCCGTAGTTGACTTCACCTCCGCTGACGTACCCGCGCAAGCCTTCCCAAACAAGATCATTCCCGACCTTGTAATCATCGCTGTACTGGCTGGTTCGACGACATCTGACCCAGTATCGTCCCGTGGCGACGTTGGCGGAATAGGTCTTGCGCTGGGGGGTAGTCGTTTTGAGTGTCAGTGACAAGGTCAACAAGGTCTGCCACGGACCTGTCGGGTTGTCGCTGTTATCGATGGCCTGGTACTGGACCTCCCATTGGACTGTCTGGTTCTTCAGCTTCCCTTTCTTGTCTGACCGGTAGAGCCCTTTCGGAAACACAAAGTCCAGCTCAATCTGAGTAACTTGGTCACCCGACGCTGAAGCAGCGAAAGGTCCCACCCATCCATCAGGGAGAGGATAGTCAGGCTGATTGGGAGCATAGAGTTTTTGGCCTCCGACATCAGGTGAGGTATAGACGTTGGTCTTGAAAAGAGTGACAGTGCCTCCAGGTGGGATGATCTCCGTCGTCACTTCCTCGTAGGAAGAGGTCGGAGCATCCCCGATCCGCATCTCGTGAATCTCGTAGTAGCCTTGACCTAGACAGAAAAGGGAGTAGAGGTACTGGTCGTTGTCGATGTAACGAGTATAGGGTCGAGAGGCGTAAGAAGGATAGATTCGGTTCTTCCCATAACACACCTCAATCGGTTCCCCGAGTCTGATCTGGTTGTTCTGACCCTTGATGGAATAGACCGGATCAGAGGTAGGAACATTCTCCGCACTAGGGAGGGAGAGTGCCAGCGCCACTGTGATGGCGATGGAAACGACCGCGACGATCAGTGCGATAATCGTCACGATCTCACCCACAACACCGATGAAATTCACGATGTCGTTAGGACCAATCTCTCTATCCCAGTCTTTCCTGAGGACCGGCTCTCCGTTCACTAGACAGATCGTCGGTCGTTCGAACTCTACGAATCCCGGATAGGTCTGTTGCAGCCACTGGCGGATGGTGATACCACCCGGATGGACATGCTTCTTCATGTCCGTCAGCGGCTGAAAAGGATTGGGAGTCTCAATGATGAAAGCCATAGAACTCCACGGTTCGGATGCCTTTGGCCCTGAGGCCGCGCATCGTGTCAGCCACGACAGGCTGAGATGACCAGCAGTGCAGCACTTTGCCTCCATCTGCCTCAGTCCAGACACCGACGTGGTGAGGCACAGTCCTGAGACTCATGGCCACGGCACAACCTTCTTCAGGCCCACGCAACAGCTTCCATCCCTGCTGCACTCCTTTGACCAGCTCTGAAGAGAGCTCAAGCAAGTTCCAAGTGGCGCACTCAGGCAGCTCTGGAAGCAAGACTCCTCGCTCTTCTCTGAAGTAGAGATAGAGAAGACCCCAGCAGTCCACACCGTTCCAATCCCTGCCTCCCAAGCGGTAGGGGAGACCGATGTATTTCTCGGACCAGTGGGTCATTGGAGGAAAGGAAAACGGAGTCGGGTGTAGAGTTCAGAGGGAAACTTTCGGTTCACCAACTCCATGAACGTGGCTTTTCCGACAATCTGTTGAGGGGTCACCTGAATGTCTTTCAGATAGAACACCAGAGGTGGATTCATCTGAGGAGTGTCGAGGTCAGTGTTGAGGTAGGGACGATACACTACCTCCACCGGCACTCGGTAGCTCTTTGAAGTATTGATGAAGTTCAGAACGCTCTTCCCGACGTTGTCGATGGTGATATTGAGCGACCTGAATCCTTCAGTGTTCTCAGCCGGCAGCGTAATCTGAAACCCGACTGGGATGAAGAGATGAAACTGAGCGTCTTCGGTCTTGGCGTAGATCTCTCGAGAAGACCTCACCAAATAGACCGGTTGCTGGACAGTACCTTGGCGAATCTCCAAGGTGTCCAAGATAACCTGGTCAGCCGGTGCGAGTGCAAAGGCTTCTTTGATCGCGTCCTGATAGGTGATGTTTGGCATCTCACTTCAGGACAAACAGTAACACAACATGAAGGCAAAGAAAAGCGCCAGCTACGGCCCACAGGATTTTCATGTCTCTCTTTGAGGCGTTATCCACCGAAATCTCCATTCTCGGAGGTCTGCAAGAAGTTGATCGAGATCCTGTTGCACTCGTCGCAGACTCCGATAAGGAGACGATCGTAACAAGATGCGCTTTCGGCGCCGGATTACAGCGTACCATTTCCCACCTGCTCTTTCAAAAGATATCTGGGTGGTCGGGTTCATCAAGACCCTTTGACTTCAGGATCTCTCTTTAGAGGCGTCAGGTAGTGTTCTGAGTATCGCCCCTCTGATAGGCTGCGCCTGAGGTTCTGAATCATCGTCGTGGCTGACTTCAGGTTCTTGTAGAACTCAGAGTGCAGTAAGATCCGCCGGCCTCTTCTGATCCGAACGTACCACTGCCACTGCCGTCCTTTTCCGGCTCGGCGTTTGATGTACTCGATTCTGAGTCTCGCCATCGTTTTCATCGGTACCTCAGTCTAAGTGCTTCCTCTTCCAGCCGTTTCTCTTGGGGCGATCCGTCACCCGTAGCTAGAGCCAGCCCCAAAAAGATACCATCCGCCACCCCTCGGAGTAGAGCTCGAATCGCCTGCTCGTCTTGAATAGTGAAGTAACCGTAGGCTGCGTCATCAAGCATGATCACCCCTGTCACTGCAATCACTCCTTCAGGACAGGAGAGCCAAGTCGCCCCAGCTGCGTGAAGCGCGGCCATCGCCATGGCAGGGGTCAACGGTGCGGATTTCGAGAGATCCCGGATGGTCTCAGCTGCTTTCTGTAGAGGCTCTCGGTTCTGAACCCCTACATTCAGAGTAGCCAGATAAGCACTCCATCGAGCCAGTGCTTCGATTCGTTCCAGGGGTGGAGATGCACCTTTCGAAGCGGAGGCGCATCCGATCAAGAGCGAAGTCAGCATGAGTGAGAGCCAGTGGGGTTTCATGGTTTCGAGAGAGCTGCTCTGACAGCGCCTTCAACAATGGCTTTCAGCGCTTCCTCATTGGGTCGGATGATCAGGCCTTGGGCCAGACTACCGGACACGAACTCAGAAGTCTGAATATCCTCTTGAAGGCGTTCCAAAGAGGTGTTGCTGAAGAAACTTGTCGTCCGAACTGTCAAGACATGCGCTCCATCCTTCCCACCCGCATATTCAAACCGGATGGTACGGGTGACGCAACCTGTTGATAGCAGGGCCAAGAGCGTGTAGAGAATCGGTTTCATGGCTTGACGCCGAGCCGGGCCAGGATGACTTCAAGGTGGCGGGTCTTCTCCTCGAGGGCCGCCAATCGCTGCGCCAAGTCCGCATCACCAGCTGCCGGCACCGTTGCTGGTGGCGCTTGTTCCTGGCTGCGTGCGTAATAACGCTGCATGGTCTCGATAGAAACCTTGGCTGGGTCCTCAAAGCGCCAGCCTTCGGGCAATGGGTAGGCACGCCCATCGTGGTTGACTAAGGTAACCACTTCGCCGATTTCGTTGAGAAGAGCGAGATTCATCAGTTCACCTTCACGCTAATGATCAGCGCGTATCCATCTCCGCCTTTGCCTCCTGCGCCGCTGGAAAATCCATTGGTGCCACCCCCACC